CTCAAACCCTAAAAGGGTTGCACCTAAATCACCTCGCTATAGCCTAAGAGACTCTATCAATGGTCGCTTTGGGAAAAAGTGATTACAACGATTAGTAGTTTTCTTGAGCCTCTTTACCCGCTTTGTACTCATAAAGCAGTTCACTTCGATCAGTCAAACCGACTTTCCATGTGTATTCTAAGTTATTTAAAGAAACACCATTCATGCCCATGTAGTAAACGATTTCTATGATAGCTCCGTCCAAGTCTTTGATCATAGACTCTTGGTTGAGGTATCTTGAAAGTTTCTCGATGTTAAGGATGAAATTTTCTTTATCTTCTTCCGAACCCTTTACCATTCTTTCCTTAGCAAAGTTTAAAAGTTGTTTGGTGTATGTATTGCGATGGTCAAGACCCAAGAAATAATCCTCGTGCTTACTCTCCATCATCTCTAAGAAATGTTTAGGGGTGAGTCTTGCAGACTGACGCTCTAAACGAGCAATCCTCATCTCAAGGTTTCTTATTATTTCTGAAGCTGATCTTTTCATAAGAGTTTCCCCACTTTGTTTAATGTAACACTTATTGACTATCATAAATAAACTACAAATCAAATGGGGGGTGCATTTGATGATTGGTGGAAGTCTTAAGACTATTCGTTGCTTCTAATTCTTTTAAAGAAGTTAGGGTTCTTCATAATCAAGCTGGCGATCCCTGCTGACTCAATCTCAATTTGATAAGCCACGAGACCAGTATCTCGTAAACTTCCACTCTCAACCTCGTAGTCAATGCGACAGTTGAATACAAAATAATCACCTCCACCCATCCAAGACAAATCAAAATCACCAGGCACTTTTCCTTTAGCTATAATCTGATCCATCATCTTATCTTTGCAGTAAGAGAAAATGGCTTGTAGATCATTTACACCCTTAACAGACTTTTTGAAGTCATCCTTCTCCATATCATGCTCTACAGATACAACACGAGCATTAAAGGATGAATCATTATCCCAACCTGCCGATTTGTTTTCAAGACGAGCAATACGACCCTCAAGGTTTCTAATCACTTCACTAGCTGATCTTCTCATATCATTTCTCCATTTGGTTTAGGGTTAAAGAGATCACTTATTGACTATCATAAATAAACTACAAACTTTAGGGTTTGTGATGCAGATCTTCTCATAATGGTTCTCCATTTGTTTAAGAATAAAGAGATCTCCTATGGATAACCTATAAATAAACTATCAATAGTTCTGGTTCTCCCAAGTCGCTGTCTTGTATCGCAACCCCCCTAAAAACACAATCAATTCTAGATTCGGGAAAAAGTAGGAGGGGGGGGTATTAACCTTGTGGTCTCCAAGACCTTATCTGTTGGTTTAACTTTGTTATTAGATCTTTGAAAACGCTTATACTTCTTTCTTTTTTACGCTGATGTATAGGGTCTGATGGTTGTCTCCTCTCTAACTCTTCGATCTCCTCATTTACTTTACGCTTAACATTTTTTAGACCCTCTGGAGATGTTTCTATTGGGTGTTCAAATGAACCATAACAAGAAATTGTTTCCCTCCACCCATGTTGTATTCTATAACCATGCTTAAATAACTTACCATCTCTTCTTTTGGCATAAACTCCCCAACACATAGGGCAAGTACCTTTATTTTGTTCCTCTAAAGTCTGTTCGGGTTCGGTTTGCGGAGCGAGTCTTAAAAAGTCTTTTGCGTCTTCAACTGCACCCTCTTTGACTGCAAACTTTGTAATCTTAGTTAGATCAAAGTTCTCTAAATCTAGTTTATAAGGTGAAATTTTTATCGCCACCTTTTTACCGTTTTTAGAAGTGGTTACTTTTTTGATACCAACAAAAGCGTCCTCTAAATAAAACTTCCACCATTCTTTTCTTTTCTCATAAAACATACTGGTCAAAATAATCGAGATACGACCAAAAGTAGGTTTACTTGGTTTTCTATCTACAAAGTCTACATAGGGGATTGCTTTTTTAATCCTTTCAATCTCTTCTTCGTACTTTTGAAATGCCTCTTCAAATGTAGGGTATTCATCTACCGATACTAGTATAAAATAAATGCTTTGACCTAGCTTCTCAAAATCCTCAAAGGCAGTCTTGTGTTTGAGATTATCATTTGCATCCTGTGCCTCTTTCATTTCAAAGTTAAAGCCTAAAGCTTCAAGCACCTCTTGTAAGATGTTAAAATTACCTTTTTTCGGCATTGGGGTTCTTCTTGAGTGGTTAGCCAAAGCTAACATCATACTTTTAGCTTCATTGCTCAATGAAGATGTAGCTTGTTTTTCAAGACGGGCAACTCTCATCTCAAGCTCTCTGATGACTTCACTTGCTGTTCTTCTCATAGGTCATTCTCCTGTGGGTTAAGAATAAAGAGATCTCCTATGGATAACCTATAAATAAACTATCAATAGTTCTGGTTCTCCCAAGTCGCTGTACGACCACGCTTCTCCAACGCATCAGATACCGTAGCCTTATCAGAGTCCATAGGGTAAGCACTGTCGGGTGTAACAGGATAAACAGCATCTGCTCTAGCTGTGTAGGTATCTCTCTGTGGCCAGTAACCATAACGAGTCTCAGGCCATGACACAGGAACTCCCTCAATAGGGAATCTATATCGTATGTCACCACTATCCAAATACGCTATGTTGAAATGCTGTTGAAGAACATTACCTCTGTTCGATGGCATATTAACAGCACCACATGAATACCGTTCATTATTAGGTTTAACTATAAAGTCTTTCTGACTCACAATAGGACTAGGGCCGATCCACACCTCGTAGGAATGTTCCTTACGCCTACCACGATCTTCTTGACTAATCCTACGCTCACTGTCATTAGGGCCGACTATGATGTCATAAGGTCCATCATAACCTCCCTTAATACCTGTGCCGAAACAAATCGTACAAAGACTGTCTGGTTGCTTCGCATATTTAAGGGTCTCTTTATTGAAGGAGGTACAATAACAAGGTATCCCTGCTATCCTACGAGTAAATAACTTAACCCGTTCCCCCCCTTGTTCAAGTATCCAGTTATTACGCCTTATCCCTTCTCTCCACATATAATCTACACGCTCAAGCTCTCTATCTGAGAAGGGCTTGCAATGCTCTAAAGGGGTTTCATGTAATACGCTTGTTTTTGGGTCTTCTGCTACTGTCGCTATACGATAGAAATCACGCTTATCTGTACCAAGTCTTAAGCGACTCTCTGGGTCATAAGCAATATAACTTATAGTGACCACCGTATTGTCATCTATCGAAGGAGGTAAGCTATCTTCGGTTAAAGTGATGGCATCGGGTTTGGGTCTACCTGTAAAGAATAAAGTAACCTCACCAAACTCACCAAGCACTCTCGATGTGGGTACGATAACACCGTTAATCATTACCACAACATCTCTTGGTGAATCAGCAGGGTCATTGATGCTATTTTGTCTCGCTATCGGGTACTCCACTTGAAACCGATAAGGATCTTCACCTTGATCCCCTTTAGAAATCCACTTGTCTGCTGGGATGACTTCATCATTAACTGCCCATGTGTCTATTCGATCTCTGTATATTGTTCCACCGATAGGTGTGATGTTCACCCTACGATAAGGGCCACGATCAGAGTTGCCCGATCTGTATATGTTCACACCACGAACAATCCAACCCTCATTTCCATGTAGGATTGATGGGTTATCCCAATGGACATCTATCTCACCCTTAGCGAAAGGGGAGACAGCACTCGTATTTCTTGGTGGTACAGGCCAAGGACTTCTACTGTCGTACCAACCATGTTGTGCCATAATAATCTCCCATGTAAGCGATATTTACTTATAGGGAGATTATAAATGACTTATTATTCTCTCACTTCAATTAATCATCGCCCTCAAAAGTGATCTCTACCTTTTCTTCTCCACCCTCGTCCTCCGCATCTTGTTTGGGGTCTATCCATTGTTTGACGACACCTTTGAGTTTCACTTGCTCTTCAGTCGTAGTTTTAATAACTTTCTCTCCATGAAAAAGAGAAAGTTTGTCAATGACTGCGGATTGAAGCTCAAATATTTGTTCTCTTAAAAGTTGCATCTGTATTTGTGCATCTCTCAACCTAGCGATTAATGCTTCCCTATCCCCATTAGCAGACGCAAGTTTATCTTTGAGTTCTTCTACTTCGGAAGGGTCTCTACCACTAGCGATGGCTAACATAGATGAGATACTGCCTGTGAGCATACCTATGATCCCAATAAGTATATCTCTGTTTTTCTCTACTATTTCATGCTTCGCTAAGAACCATATCAAACCTATGATCAAGAGCATGAAGACTACAGAAGCCCACCAACCTCTTTTCGCCTTTTCAGATTGAGTGAACTGTTTATTTGTTTGTTTTTTAGACATCGTAAAACCCTAGAACAGATTCTTAAAGAACTCTGAAATGAAAGAAATGAATGCGTCATACTTGGGCATATGGTAAGGAAGTCCGATCAGAGATCTTGCAACAGGTCTTGTAGATAGTTGAAAAATAATATGAAGCCAGAACAAACACGCTATAAACCCAGCCCTCCAAAAGACATAGAGAACCCAGTCTTTCAAGACTCTATCTCTTGCTCTTTTCTTAATGTATTTAGGCCCACCTAGTCTTTTTACTTTCTCAGATCCTAGAGGAGGCTGTAGCGATTCAATGGTTTCACCAACCGCATATATTTCTTGTGGTTCTTTCACCCCTTTAAATTTATACATACCTACACAAGCAAATCGGGTGCTTTTTGGTGTGTGCATATTCGTTCTGTTTCGAGTGGCTAACATTGCCTCCTTTGTGAGGAGAACTTGACCTTTTTGACAAAGAGACATTGTTCTAGCGGCAATGTTTTTTGAGAGTCCTTCAAGTTCGACTCTCTTAGCTCCAGCTCCAACATAGACATCATCTTGTTCTACTTCAATGATTTTACCCCAGTGTATACCGATACGAGTATTGATCTTTATTTTTGGTGGGATTGTTTTTTGATAAGCGAGAGCAAAGTTAACTGCATCTACAGGTCGGTCAAAAGACAATAGAAAACCATCAGAACGATCTATCTCTCTGCCTTCATGCCGATAAACAAGATTTCTAGCCATACGATCATGGATTTGAAACCACTGAGCCGCCACCTTAGCTCCCACCCTTTGAACGAAAGCAGTAGACCCTATCAAATCTAAGAGAACGATAGCTAAGTATCGTTCTTTCATAGTAATATCATGATCAAAGGGCATGGGTTTATCTCCAGAGACTTTTTATGTTCTCACAAGGTGTGTTTAATATCTTATCTGCTAATTCATCATTACAAGTAAAAGCAGGGATATATTCAACACACTGATAAATATGGTTTTCTGCCTTTTCACAAAGGGTTCTATCTTCATTTGGAATATCTTCACAAGAAACTAATAATCCAAATATACATAAGAGGTATCGTGTGTTTTTCATAATTAATATCCTATAAAGGCAAACTCTTGCTTTTTAATGACTTCAAGAGGCGAGGAGTCAGTGCGTTTGATAACCCATTGGACAAAGTAAGATCCTGGAATAAATCCCGCAGATAACATTTCCCCTACATAGTATTTGCCTGTCTCTTCTTTTACAGGGTATCTTTTTTCAACACCCACTCGCCACTCACCTCTAACTTCATCTGTACCATAGAACGAATAATAGATTAAGTAAGGATCAAAGCCATTGCCTTGATTGCCGAAGATTTCTACTCTTAAATCATTTGGACCCATTTGGGTTCTTTGTACAAAGATCACTGACATAACTATACTACCTCAATAAAAGTGTCTCTTGAGGAAACAGATATGGTTTGCTCTCCGTAAACAAGAGCGTTGTCAGCGACCATCTCTGCTTTAAACTCGACAAAGATAGTTTGTCCTAAAACACTATCAGGTATGGTGAAGCGATAAACGAAACGGTGAGCTTGATCTGTGGCTACCATAGCGTTTGGCCCATCTAAGATTGTTCGCACATCCTCCACATAGTGAAAAAGGGTTGTCTCTACATTCTGTATGTTGAGTGGTTTGAGATCAAATCCAACCCAAGAAATCTGACAGGGGATTGTATCCCCAATATGTGCGTTAGTGTTATAAATCATGTGATGATCTCCTCTCACATATAAAATAAATTATAAATAGACTATAAATGAGGAGATCATCATATAAGGGATTAAGTCGTCCTACTAACCTCATTCTTAAGGAGTGCGTTTATGGCTAAAGCCAAATCTAAAGCATCTAAATCTTCAAAAGTGAAGTCTGCCCTAAAAGGGGTTGATCTCGCAAGTGTCCTCAACGATGCTGAAAAGGGCATGAAAGACTCGGCTCTTGTAGAGCTTGATCTTGATTCTCTCTCTAATTCTATGCCCCACATCAGTACAGGATCTGTCGCCCTTGACTACCTCATTGGGGGCAAAGAAAATGCTCAAGGTGTTCGTCCTTGTCCTGGTATTCCAAGAGGTCGTATAACAAATGTTTATGGTTTGGCTGGTGCAGGTAAAACCACGATTGCTTTACAGACAGCGGCCTCCGTATGTAATGACGAAGGAGGGACTTGTGTCTATATTGACTGGGAGAATGAGGTTGAACCTAGATACGCTCAAATGCTCGGTGTTCCTGTTACAGATAAGTCTAAGTTCATGCTTCTCCAACCAGAAACTTTGGAGCAAGGGTTCAAACTCATGGTTAAGTTCGCATCGGCAGGTGTAGATCTTATCGTGGTTGACTCTGTAGGTGCAGGCGTTCCCGAAAAGATGTTTGCTAAAGAAGCAGGAGAACAAGCCGCAGTTGGTCTTTTGGCTCGTCAATGGTCGCAATTTCTACCCCTGTTCAAGCGTGTTATCGCAGATGCTAATACAGGCGTTATCGGTATCTCTCAGTTGCGAGAAGCGATTGGTGGTATGGGTGGATTTGGATCTGGACCTCAGAGAAAACCACAAGGTGGTCAAGCGTGGAAGTATTATTCATCTCTACAGATTATGCTTCGTGTGGTCGGCAAAGATCGTGGTAAAGAATGGGATGGTCTACAGAACAAGATGATCGAAACTGTTAAAGGAAATATCGTTCGTGCTACACTCGATAAATGTAAAGTTTCTGACGCTTACAAACACGAGTGTCAGTTTTACCTTATGAATGGGATCGGTGTAGACAATGAGCGTACAGTGTTAGACCTTGCGATTTCTGTTGGAGTCGTTAAGAAGGGTGGTGCTTGGTATACATGGGCTGATCCAACCACAGGTAGTGAACATAAGGGTCAAGGTCTTGATGGCTTCCGAAAGTTGCTTCCCGATAGTTGGCTAGATTCCATGTTCAATCAAGTTCGTGGTTACCTCACCTCTAAGAAAAACGAAGAAGAACCCGAAATGAAGGAAGAGGTATCTAGCAATCTCGGTGAGGATGGTCAAAAAGCTATGGACGAACTTGACGATCTCTTTAAGTAGCCTTAACCGTTCGCTTCGAGTACAGTTAAAAGTCCAGAAGTAGTTTTGACTTTATTGATCTTCATTAGGTATTTCACCTCTAGTACTAAAATTACAGCGAAAACGGATGAAATCCCTACTGAAGCGATAAGTTTAACTAAAGCTCCATTGGCAGGGGGAGGTAGGATTAGCTCTAAGATAATCTCGATACCTTCTCCTGGCAACATAGCCACTAAGTTGCTAAATGAAATTGTACCTAAAAGCCCTGCTACGACAGCTTTAAAATCAAAGTCTGCAAACCAATCCCAGATTTGGAAAAAGAGATAAATCTTGATGGGTGCAGAAAGAGCTTTAAGGGTTCTTGAAGTTCCAAGAACACCATCAAGGAACTCACCTAGTTTGGTTGTACCTTGTTCTATTTTTGCTAGTGCAGACTTTACAGAGTCTGGAACATAACTCTTATACTTGTTTATTAAATCTTCCCATCGGTTCTGTTCTTCTAACACCTCTCCAAGAAGACGAAGCAAAGGTAGCTCTTTTAATATCTTTGTGGATAAACTACTGAGCTTTTTCTTACCCTCTTCAAGAAGGTCACCTAGCTTTTTGTCGATTTGTTTAATCATGGAAAACACATTTGTGGCTGTGACCCCTAACATAGATTTAAACTTTTGCCATGCTTGAGGTGCTTTCTTAAACAAAGTAATCAGTTTCTTCACCTTCTTCACTATCTTCATAAATGCTTTTCTTTGAGTGAAGTCTTGGCGACTGTTCGCAGTTAAGTGTTTAGCAATAACTTGTATTGCTTCAATGGAAAGATCCGAAGAGGTTGCCCTCTTCAAGTTCGGACTTTGATCGTAGGCGACTTGACAAGCAATTCTAACCATATGTTGTTGTACTATTCTATCTAACATTTTTTATCCTTAATGCTCAGTGTCTATTTATTGGGGGGTTATAAAAAGTCTACAAACATATAAGTAGAGGGGTCGTCAACTTTAAGCATTAAGGAGGTACAATATGGGTGAACCGAACACCGAAGTATTGGACGATCCCATGAGAAACATATACTGGTCGCACTTAAAAATGATGAGAGCTTGCCCTCAACAATACCTATGGCATAAAGGGCATCCAGATCACGATCTTGGAGCAGGGAAAGGTAAAAGAAAACCCTTACCCGATGAGTCAAAGGACTCTGAACACCATCAACTTATGGGTACTGTGTTATCCACTGTGGTTGAAGAAGTCTACGATCATGAACTGTATCGAGATCCTAAAACGATACAGACAAAGATTAAGGACATTGTAGACCAAGCGTTTACCAAAGCAGAGCAACGCCATTATGTAATCTGGTCATATATGACTAGAGAAGAAGCGATGGACATCTGCCAAAGAGGTGCTCAGAACTTTCTTGAGATTTTGAAAGAGCATAGATTTCTCGGTCCTTACGCTAAGTCCGAGTTGCGTATGACCCCTGCGATGAACAAATACTTTAATGTCTGTGGTATTGCCGACCTCGTATATAGAGATAAAGAAGGCAAAGTTCATCTTCTTGACGGGAAGAACGCTTCCACTCCGATGAAATATGAGGATGAAGATCAGTTAAGATGGTATGCTCTCTGTTTTAGATTACAGTATGGGAAAGTACCCGACAGGTTAGGGTTCTTTTATTTTAGGTATCCTAGATCAAACCCCCCTGAAAAACACTTTGCAGATAAAGACGCAGAATGGACTGGGTTCGTGGAAGTGAAGATCACCGAAGATGATATAAGAAGATTAGGGAAAGAAGCGATAGAGACTAATCGTGCTATCCATAGAGGTGTCTTTGAGCCTAACCCTATTCCGAAGCATTGTACTTGGTGTAAGTTCGAGAACATTTGTGAACCTAGACAAGCACAGAAGAAGCGTAATGCGGCGAAGCGTGGTATGGGTAAAACAAAAACACCCGACCCAACGGAACAAGGTGGTGGGGTTATCAACCTTGATATGAAATGAATCATATAAAAGAGGTATCACAAACACACCACTCAAAGGAGAGTTCAAATGGATCTTGAACAACTGGTTAATAAAAAAATCGACATTGAAAGACGAAGGGAGCGTTTGCTAGGTAAACTAGAAGTCGCTAAGTCAAGTCTTTTAGAGCTTGATAAGAGGTTAGTCGAAAGGGGTATTAACCCCGACACTCTTGAAGAAGAAATAAATCGCCTTAAAGCTGAAAGGCAAGAGGCAATCACTAAACTTAATGAAGCTCTGTTGGATGCAGAGCAAGTCATCACACGCATTGAAAGTCGAGTAGACGGTATATGAAAATCACAGTATCAGCACAAGATTTAAAGGAAACTCTCTCAATCGCCCAAAACACATTGGGTGCAAACCAAGACATCACCTCACACTTTATCTTCACCATTGAGAATGCTGGAGTGAGCGTTATGGCTTGTTCTCCCCCTCGTCAGTTTTCAAAGATCCCTGTCATCGGTGCTACTGTTCAAGACGGAGGTTCTTTTTCTATTGAGGGGAAGCGTTTAATCTCAGCAACTAATGTTATGACAGGTGTTGTAGAGATTGAGTATAATGAGGAGGATAAAGAAGTTTCGTTAAAAGGTAGTGAGGGAGAAGCAACTACAATCTCGCTCGACCCAGAGTCCTTTCCCCCTTGGGTTGAAAAGTTCGGTCAAGCAACTAAAGTAGGAGAGATTTCTGCTTCCATTCTATATGATACGCTCAATACCAATAGACAGTATGTATCACAAGATGATAGTCGTAGACCAGAGCTTGCTATGATCTTGATTGAAGACGGAAAAGCCATTGCCTGTGATGGATTCATGCTTAATATGTCTCGACATGATGATCTTCAAGGAATGAATGTGAAGGTTCACTATAAGGACATTACACCATTGATGAAGTTCCTCAAGGCGTATGATGGAGGTATGATTGAGGTTCTTAGTGGAGGACAAGCTACCTTCTTTAAGGCTGAGGACAGTGCTTTATTTGCTGTGATGGACTTGCCATATACTTACCCTCCCATCACACAGCAATATGCTGATGCCTTTAACTGGACTCCTCGTAGGGTTTGGATGTTGTCTAAGGAAAACTTTATGAATGGTCTTACCTTCTTATCAGCCTTTGCTGATAAGACTAACTTTAAGGTTTCTTTTAAAGACCCAGAAGATGAGGCTTTATTACCTCCAAGTCTTGAGATGAAGTCGTCTAATAGTAAGACTATTTCGTACAATCTTGAAGTGCCTCTTTTTGAGGACGCTGAGAAGCCACTAGAAGAGATCACAGACCTCTCTCACTTGATGTATGCTACTCGCCTTAAAGAAAAAGGTAAAGGTGATGACATCGCCACTTTCGATTTTAACTATCTTTCGGTCAAAAAAGCAGTGGAAATATATAATGATAACATCGTCTTTGGATGTTCTCAAGAGGGCAATAAAGGTTATATGCTCTTTAAGTCAGACCAAGACTCTGGTGTACAGACTGTTTCTATTATAGGTTGGATGCTTTAATGTGATGAATGATCTTGCTTCTCGATTTTACCGATTAAAGGCTCTCAAAGAATCGTGTGAGAAACGCATAGACGATCTTGAAAATGAGATCGCTTTCCTTGAGCTTGATAAGGATAAAAAGACAGAAGCAGGAGTCATTCTCGACACTCTCGCTCAAGATGAAGTAGAGCGTGGTGTCTCGACCTATATATCCCTCTTGGAAGAGGGGTTAAAGGCGATATTCCCCGAACAAGAGGTAGGGCTAACAGCCGAGATCTCAAAGGTGCGAGGGAAGGTAGCTGTTAACCTCAAGACTACCTTTAAGGGTCAAGATGGGCTTGAGATAGTAGGGGCTGGTTTAGATGCGTTTGGCGGAGCAGTGACCACTATCCAAAGCCTGTTGTTAAGAATCTCTCTTATCCTTAAAAGAAATCTTAGACCAATACTTATTCTTGATGAGACATTTCCTGCTGTGGATGAAAATCGAGTAGAGATCTTAGTCGAGTTTCTAAAAATCCTGTGTCAACGATTGGATATGGATATATTGTGTATCACACATGACGCAACCATAGCTGATAACTGTGATATAGGATATAAAATATCCCCTAGTAAAAATGGTGCTACCTTAAAGAGAATCAAGTAATGAAAAAACAAGGATCTATAAGACATAAACTCAAGCAAGTTAAACATCGACTGCTTAAGAAAGCCATACGCAACGGTATGTCGAAGAAGCCTTGTAACTGCACTCACTCTGGTCAAGTCAAAGGCAACGCTAACGATCCCCTTTTTTATGTCTGCCTACTAGATGCAGATAAACCTAAAGAGTGGGACGGGGTGATATGTGATCCCTCTGTTCCAAACACCTGTCCTTTTTTTAAATCAGAAAAAACAGAACAAGAAATCAAAGAAGATTTCGAGTTAGGGTTTGATAATCTCATCAATGAAGGAGACATGGGTAATATAGCTAGTAAGTATCCCGATGTAGCCGCACTGTTATGGGTACTTGCAGAGAGCACCGATGAAACTGAGGATGGAAATGATTGAAATAGTAGAACTAAAAGTGAAGGACAAAACACCCTTATTCTTAGAAGTAGATGTACCTCCTAAGTGTATGCCCTTACTCGTAGGTGACCCTAAAGGTGAAACCTTACTTAAATGGGTAGAGAAACCATCTAATAGAGAGTCTGTACTTACATGGGGCATAGAAGCCTCTGTAAAGGAAGTTATAGAAGCTATGCTAGGGATTGCACTAGATCGTAGTGAAAAAGAGCTGTGGGGCATAAAACAAGGCTCATTCACCGATGCTGAACAAAGGTTGAATGAGCTAGGTATAGATGAGGTGATTACCACTGATAATGTGGTTCACCCTAAAGACCCCTCTATGTTGGGAACTGTCATTGTAGCAGGAGGGAAATGCTTCCCCGTCATCCACAATGTGAGTCGAGGAATCTGTGTCTTAGACAAGGATTAGGTTTTAGTACAGACGAATTGTAGTCACCCTCGGAACCTTTTGAACTCTTTAAGGAGTTTATTGAGTTTTCGAGTGAGTAAGTCAACATCTTCAGAAACACTCCCTGTAGATTTGACTTCAAACCCAACGCTCTTGGCAAAGTCCCAGAAACTATCAGGGATCTCACCACTGTCACCTTCGTCCTCAATACTAAGAGTCCATTTACCCGCATAAAAAGATAGGGTGATAAAAATAAATTTAGCGACCTCGTTGTCTACAAGAATCATTGCATAAGAATCGAAAGATTCGATAACATCTACAGTGTTCTCACCAAATACATCTTGAAGTTTTAGGAGGATGGACTCTGCTGAGAAAGGGGTTGGGATCATTTCAGCGGGTATGATGCCACTGATCTGTCCCTTAAACTCAACTTCATCCGAGTCTGCATTCGCTTCGGTTATGTTCCAGCTCACATTTTGAAAAAGCTCTCCAAGTTCATTTTGAAGTTTAATAGCTATTTCTCTAGGTGAGTCACTCTCATCAAACGAAAAGTTATCCATCAGATCGGTTATACTCGCTGACTTCTCAAGTCGTGCGATACGACTCTCAAGGTCATTAATAATTTCACTAGCTGATCTTCTCATAAGGGTTCTCCATTTTGTTTAAGGTTAAAGAGATCACTTATGAGAAGATATAAAAGAACTATTAAAAGTCGTAAGCTCTACGACCTCTAAAAGCATTTTCGTCTTCAAGAGATTCCTCAATTTCACCATAGTTCTCTTCATACCAATCAAGGTGTCCAGGTTCATCTACTTTAGACTTCTTGAAGTACGCAAGAACGATAGGCATAATGATCTCTAGGAGAGGTATAGAAGCAAGACCCCACCATGCAGGGTTCCCAGTTATGCTTACCATTGTTGCAGGAAGAACATAATGTTCGAGTGTTTCTACAATAGCCATTGCGATTGCTAGTAGGACAACCTTAAAGAAACGCTTAGACCATTTTTTATACCAAATCTCATCTGCGTGTGGATCCCAACCCTTTGACTTGACGATATGGTAAGCGTGTTTGATGATCTCAATAGGGTTGATGACATTAAGAGCTTTCTTTAATGCTCTCTCAACAACCTTTTTGTCATGCTCTTGTGCCGCTTCTTGAATGATACGCTTTTTTACTTCGTTAGGTATTGGGCCATCATTGGTGTCACCCCAAGTATAACCCTCGTAAAACTCTGGTGACTTGCCTCTCGGAGAGAACCAAGATTGACCATGTTCTCTCTCGCTTTGCCTAAGTTTAGCACCTGTTTCAAATTCCTCAAAGTCAGCGTCTACTTCAGATTCCATCAGAGCTTCTGCATATTCTGGAGCGATTGCTTCGATAACATCATCCATGAGATCATCAACAGGCATAGAGAAAAGGTTAAGATGCCTGCGATACTTATCAAGTGGTTCTGCGACATACTTGAGGAAAAGACCTTTTAATGAGTCTGTCATTCCTGCTTGATATTCCATAGCCGCAACTTTAAGCTCAAGTCCTGCGATACGCTCCATTGTAGCTTGACGATTCATTGATGCTTGCCGATAAGAGCGTCTTGCTCTACGATAACTGTTATCATGTCTCATGGTGGGTTCTCTCCTTTAAAGGGGTATCATATAACGATATCTAAAGATGATTATAAAGGAACTACAAATGATTTTAGGACTCGACCCCTCACTCAGAAACTTCGGTTGGACTCTCATTCGTGATGACGGACACTTCTTGGATAAAGGCACAATGAAAACCGATGCCAAAACCATGTTCGTTGAACGCTACATCACCCTGCGAGAAGGTCTAAGAGAAATCGTACAACAAGTCAGAGCAGACCACCCAGAGGAGACTTTAAGGGTAGGTATAGAGTCCCCCATATTTAATGACCTTTTCTCAGAGGGGATGTATGGTCTATTCCTATATAGCAATGAAGCACTCATGCTTGAGAAATGCGATACGGTTTATTTGTCCCCTAATCAAGTAAAAGCCCATGCGGCCGCTTTCCTCAATAGACCCAAAGGTTGGAAGATGGGTAAAGGTGATATGGTAGATGCGGCTAAACAAGCTACCGATGGTCAAGGGGCTAAGAGATGGAATAATCACCAAGCAGATGCCTTCTGGGTAGCTAAAGCCAGTAGCAGGTTTTGGCTCTTGGTCGAAGAAGAAATCACCGTTGATGATCTCTCGGACTTAGAGCGTAAACACTTTACCTCTTTTGAACGCTATGTGCGTGGAAAGAAAGCTGGTAAAGTGAAGCGTAAAGGGATCACACATAAAGAAGATGATCGCTTCTTTAGATGGTCGGAGACTTAACCCTCGTCAGCATCTGCTTCTTCATTGAGGATCGCTACCACTGTTCCATCCTCTTGAATCTGCCAAGGTGAACCTTCTGAAATACCAAGACGATCTCTTGCTCCAGAGACTACCTCCTGTGCCTGTGCTTCATTACGCTCTATCTGAAATGCAATACGAGTCTTACGAAGCTCTAACTGACCAAGCTGATTCAATAACTGATTAGCGTTCTGTCGTAGTTGTGAGATGGTAGACATCTCCTCCTCTGTGAGTGACCCCACTTCTACAGGTTGGTTGGTGATTGCTGGCTCTTGGTTTACATTCTCTTCTGACATCTTTGTCTCCTGTGCTTTTAAGCATACGGGTGATTTGGCAAGTCATGTGAAGTAGATCATCTACTTCACATCTCATATCTGAAATTATATTAGCTTGCTCTACTGCTACACTTTCTATTTGTACCACCCCTTTATCTGTTTCAAACACCTTGTCAACACTTTCTTTTGAACTACTGCCCTCTATACTTAGACCACTCACTAAAAAAAAACTAAAAAAAACCACCATTACTAATAAAACTAACTTCTTCATGGATTCTTACCCTGCTGGCGTAAAACCCATTGATAAATCTCTCGCATCATAGCGTTTTGTTGATTTAAGTCAGCCCTCATCTGCCTCAACTCTTGGCTGTTAAGTTGGACTTGATTCAAATCCTTCTCAATACGCTCAATCTTACTATCTAACTTCTCCACAACTCTCGCTTGAGACTCCGATTTCTGCTCCATTAACTTCAAACTAGTACTCATGTTGAACAAATAAATGATTACAGGTATCAGGAAAACAGATAACACCTTAAAACCCCACTCAAGTGCGTTCTTCATAGACTCGGACATGGCAATATACTCCTAGATTTTTTTTGCTTCTTATTCACCATACTGACGATATATAAAAAAACTATTACTTTGAACCATCCCACACCCTACGAATATCCCCCCATATCGTGTCCAAACCTAACCTAAAAATCGTGTCCGTGTCAT